GAAGGGGGGAAGAGTACCTTCCCCCCTTGACCGTCCCAAGAGCACCGCAGAGGGCTATAGCAGGGCCTCTAGAGCCTGATCCCACCACGCATCGGGTTGTGGCTCACAAGATTCTTTTTGTGAGTCACGACCGCACCCTTGGTGAAGGATTTCCGGCTCTGACTGCGAGACATTTTGTATCGTTTCATGATGGAAAGGCCTTTCCTTAGAAGAAACAACGAGTTGAACATCAAAGAACAGGGAAAAAACAATTACGGTCAGTAGTTTGCCCATGTTTTGTCCCAGTTGGCAAATCCATATCAAGTAGAGGATTTGCCTAGGCGCCTGCCGGCGCCGATTCCGCGCTAGGCGCGGGGTCAGGTAAGGGCTTGTTTACTAAGCCCAATTTAATAGCCTCCTCGCGATTAGACTCGTCGGAGAGGAAGCCGAGCAGCTTCGCAGGGTCATTAGCGAAGCGCTCGCGGATGGCAGAGGGCAGAGACTCGAAAGCCTCGCGGCTCTGGGTGACGATCTGCATAGCATTTTGGAAGTCGATGTCCGAGACATCGAGGAATTGCGCCTCACGGCGATTGATGAAGTCGAGAGTGCCGGTAGCGGCATAGCGGGCCATGATCCGGTTTATATCGCACTCGTCTTTGAACGATTGCTTGGTTTTAGAGATGCCAGAGGAATGAAGAACGACCGGAGCGCGGGGGCTGTATAAGTGACGCACGAGAGGAAGAATTGGCCTATCGTTTTCAACGATTTCTGTTTTGGAGGATTTAGTCATAACTAGTTACCTTTTGGTTTAGCCTTGCCAGCGATGCTAGACAGGCATTGTTGAGAACGGCCCCGCAAGATTGCTAATTCAAGACGGGGAAAATCGGTTTAGCAAAGAGAAAGCAGCGTCAGCGCAGCCCTTTGCGCTCCTTGAGTAGTCGAGCCTTGGCCTCATCAGCGAAGCGCTTCAAAGAGGCTTCCGCCTCGCGCTTCTTTTCACCGGTAAGGCCCTTGAGCTCTTCCACGCGCTTCTGGACTTCCGCCCAGATACTTGCGCGAAGCCCATCAACTTCAGCCGCACGGCGACGGACAAACGCATCACCCTTGCCGGCGGAAGTCACGCCCACCCCTTCAAGCAGCCGCCCCAATACTTTGGGAACGGCCTGCAAGGGGTAGGCTTTCACATCCGCGGCAGAGTTGGTGAAGAACTGTTTGACGTTATCGACCGCCTTCGCGGCACCCTCACCCACAGCCTTAGGAAGATCCCTGGTCAGAGTATCGATGCCAGGATTAAGAGCCTGAGCAGCAGCTTTCGCTGCAGGACTCTTGATAATCAGCTCCTGCTCCTTAAGAGCCGTCTCAGCCTTCGTATTGGCAGTCGTAGCAGCCTGAGCAGCGAGCGCCGAGTTAGCCTCGGCACCACGAATAGCACCAGACACGCCTTGCCCCACAGCGTCAACGACAGGGGCAGCGTGAGCAGCTGCAGAAGCACCTGCAGGGGACGAAGCCCCCTTACCCCCCGCGGAGAGAATCGGGTTGAGACCCGCCGCGCGAAGATCAGCGACTTCCCGCTGATGCGCGGTGTTACTCATCCTCTCCTGAAACGCCATCTGCTCGCGCGCCGAGAGCTGCTCGCGCATAAAGGCGTCATTAGCCTGACGCGCAGACGAACGGTTAGTAAAGATACCGCCGAGAAGACTAGCACCCCCGGCCAGTAGGCCAGCACTCATGATAGGCACGTTTGTTCCTTTCGATTAGAAGTTGGTCAGCCAGAGCGGCGCAGTCCACCACCGAGACCCGGTTATCAACCGGGTTCCCGGGGTGAAATTGCCAGCCAGCAATCTGGAGGAAAGCCAAATCCCAGAATTGCTGATCGTCCATCAGAAGTGATCAATGAGACCCGGGACGCCGTAAACCGGCATCGGACGAGCCGCCTTGAAACGGAAGAAGCAGTCCAGAATGAAGTGCGGCTCCGTCGTCACAGCGACCACCCGATCAATCGGCGGATTCTCCTGAATAAAGTTGGCGTCAAGAACAACGTTCGACGGGAGGACCTGAGACAAGTGCCACACGTCAAGCGATTGAGGGTCGTTAGAGCGTAGCTTTCCGGTGATACGCGAGGGTTTGTAACGGTATTCCGCATAACGCTCCTGATAGCCCCACACCTCTTCATCCGCAGAGGTGCCGGAGCAGACGAGTTCACCTTTTTTGACGGCCTGCTCCCCAATCATGGCGAGGGCGGGCCAGTAGAAGTCAAAACGAGTAGAACGCGACCACATACGGTCGAGACCTTGTTGATACGTCAGGTCCGCACGGACACACGCCAGCCCGATAACAACGCAATGCTCGGTGAACGAGTGAGTAAACCCGTGACCATTAGCAAGCACGGTTCCCATAGCAGCGAGATTGCCTTGCGGAGTGGGCGTGTAACCATTCGCGCCGGCAGTGCCGGATGTTTGAGGAACAGGCGAAATATTAACCGGCGTGGACCCGGTACCCAGAAGCTCCGGACGCTGCAACCGGAAGTCAGGACTGGTAACGCCGAAGTGCGCCTTCAGCAGCTCCACATACCGGGTGCCACCACGAGCATCCCGCTCGTAGATCTTCTGAATCTGAAACGCTTGACGTAGGGAGTTAATAGTGGCAGCACTCGCTTCCGCCAGATCCGCCACCAGACCGGGATTATCCCAACGCGCAGTACCCGCAACCGAAGCACCCGAGGCAAACGACGCATTAGCCGAACCATTGGTCGTATAAAGATCACCCAACTGACTACCATTAGCATCACGGAACGACGGGCCCACGCCCGCACCACTCGCAATAACCGGCGCACTACCACCGAGCGGAATGGTCACCCCGGGACCTTTTTGAGGCCACGGCAAAGCGGACGTGAAATAGTCATGACGTTTACCACGACGCATCACGGTATAGAGAGCAGGATCGTCCGGACCATTGTCCTTTTTCACCGTGATGGAATCTTGAAGGTTCTGGTCCCTAAACCACTCATTCCAAATCAGGTTATATGCGCGATGCCAAAGCGCAGAATGAGTGAAACCAGCAACACCAGTAGGCAGACCAAAGTAATCTTCCAGAGAAGAAGAAGCGTAGCCACCAGTCGGGGCAGTAATCTTGGGAATAGTAAAATCGGTCGAGTCGTCAGGATTGGTTTGTGCGCCATTGAAACGCTCCCAGTTGTCCCACAGCAAGCGAATCGGAACCGCGAAGAAGAACGTGTCCAAGAACATGTTGTCCATAATCGGAACGATGGGAGTCGACAAACGCCCAAACAACGTACCACGAACATTAAAGGTATCGCCAGGAAGCGCCTCATCCACGAAGATCGGAATGAGCTGCCCAGCGTTGAAGGTGGTTTTGTAGCCATGCGAACGATCAAAGGTAGAGCGCGGGATTTCCGCGCGAGGCACCTGAGAAAACTGATGCGCCATTACAGACGGATTGCGATGCATTTTTTATCTCCTAAGAAAGACGTTGAGCAACCGCAGGATCCACGAGAGCTTCCGCGCGCGGATACTCCTCGTTTAGACCTTGTTGCGCACTCATGAGTTGAAGCGGCCGCTCAAGATTATCAAAGCGACCGACATTGTCATCATAGGTCCCGAGCTTGTAAAGAGCATAGTCACGCGGGAATTTATGAAGAAGCGAATCGGTATCGCGACAGGCAGCCACGAACGCCCGAAGCGCGAGAACATCGGATTGTTGGAAAAAAGGCGCAGCGAACGCCTCAGCTTTTTCATCGTAGACAGCGAGCACAGCATGGATCATGCGAGTTCCCTTTTACGGAGGTTGAATTTGGCCTTGGCGATTTCCGCCTTGGCCGTGAGTCGAGGAGTATTACCTTCCTCGAAATTCTTTGCGGCGCGACCAACACGCGCCAGCCGAACGGACTCGGCTCTTTCGGGGTCAACCAAAGCAAGCCGCTTGTCGTAGTAGCGGGGAGGTTTGCCGGGGAAGCCGTTGGTTATTACTTGATCAGAAGGATAGACGTCGGAACCGAATTTCTCCAACCAAGTCGCGCCGATCCCCGGACGGCGAGACATGAGAGCGAACTCCGGCTCGAGTTCAAAGACTTCGCCAGTAACAGGATCTACGCGGCGGTAGTGATCCGCCGCTTTTGCTCCCGAAATTTTCTTAACGCAATATCCAGCGACATATTGCGCGCTATCGAAGGTGACGGAGCCGAAGGAAGAATGCCCAAACGTCCACAGCTTCTCCAAAGCAGGGGATCGATATAACGCGGGTCGTGTTTCAGTCGCGGCACGCATAACGACAGCGTCCACGAAATGTACGCCGAAAAGTAACGCGTGGTAGTGGGGCCGAAAGGATAGCTCACCATATTCACCGACTCCGAAGAAACGAATGGGGAAAGATAGCGACCGGCGGGTACGCCGGATGAAGTCAGAGAGAACCCGCTTATGGACCGAACGGTCCGCGGGAAGATGTTCATCGTCATACGTCAACGTGACGAACACCGAGAAGTCATGCATTTGGGCCTCGTGCATACAGCGGAGGCCCCATTGAGAGACGCGATCCATGCGGCAGCCGATGCATTGGCCGCAGGGTAGACCGATTGGATTGTCGGGGTTGAGCGCCTTGAGAGAGTTAAAGACCAGGCGTCCCCCGTCGATGTTCGACAGGGGGCGCCAGGCCTTAAGGGGAGCGTAGCAGGTCACCGGTAGGTGAAGAAGTACAGGCAGAAACGCCCACGCGTTATCTGCCGTTCGTTGTGGTCCCGCCACGCCTGGAGGTGGGCGGTATAGCTCACAGTCGGATGCCGCCACGCATGGGCGCACCGAGCAGGTTTTTGCCGTGGGTGCGGGCTTTCCGAGTGAAGTCCGACCGGGACTTGTTGTTGGGCATCTTGTGACGTTTGGACATTGCTAGCTCCTGTTGTGCCTGGGGACATA